TTGTGATCTTGCCGGTGTGACCCACCACGGCGAAGCCGCCCGGGCGAAAGATCGGCACGCGCCCATCGCTGGGCAGGCGCACCGGATCGATGCCAAGCAGATCAGCGTCCAGCGGCAGATAGCTGTAGGCGACCGCGCTGTAGCGCACGCTGGATGCAGCCACCGGCTCGGGCCGGAAGATCTTTCCGTCAGTGCCCACCCGGTCGGCGGCGTACCAAGGCTGGCTCTCGTTCCCGGCCGCCGTGACCATCGTTCCGAAGCGCACGCGCACCAGACCGGTTTCGTAGTCGACGCTGCCGCCGATGCCGGTTGCCTCGATCTTGCCGTCAATCCCGGCCGTCACGCTTTGCGTGCCACCAACCGCGCGGGCGTACTGGATCGACAGCGACCCCGGACGCAGCGGGGCCGCGCCGGTGCGGAATACGTACTCGCTGGAGATGTTCTCGCCGACCGTGGTCACGCAACTGGCGCGTTGAATCGCGTTGTTCGTGCCCGCCGTCCAGGACGTCAGCGCCACGTCCCCGGACAGGTAGTTGATCGTGCCGCGCGTGACCCAGCCACTGGTGGTGAACTCGCGCAGCGTGCCCTGTCCGTTGTCGCCCCACGGCTGCGCGCCACTGATGGAGAGAAGCACCGTGCCAGTCACCACCTGGGCATTCACCCCCGGCACCAGCTTGAAGGCCGGGAGGAACTGAAACGTCTCGGTCTGGTTGCTAGTCGAGCCCGCGCTGTTGTAGCGCAGCTTGACGTAGCCGGACTCGTCGTTGGGGTACAGCGACGGCGCATCCACGTAGGCGATGCCGCCGTAGTTCAATCGCCACCGACCCGTACCGTTGATCGCCGCAGCCGTGTAGACCGGACGCGGGATGCGGATCGAGACATCCGGGTTGAAGGTCACCTGACCGGTCGCGTAGTTGACGGAGCCGACCGATGCGCCGTTCAGAATCACGTTGCCATTGCCATCGTCGCGGGCGATCTGGATGGGGTCGCGCCAGATCGAGACGCCAATGCCCATCTCCTGCAACTGAGCGAACGTGTACGCACCGAGCACCGCCTCGTCGGTGAAGGTGTTCCATTCAACTTCTAGGGAGCCCGGCTCGATGGCCCCAAGAGTCGCGGTAACCGGCAGCAACCCTGCACCATTGCGTGAGGGATGTGCGAAGGAATCCAGCTGCTTGGGGCCCGCCACGTAGGTGACGGTGAGCTCCGTGCCCACCGATGGCAACACGTTCGGCGCGAAGTCCACGCGGTTCTGCGCCACGCTGAGACTGCCAGTGGCGGCACCCGACAGCACGCCCGAGGTGGCCGCCGTGGCCGTCTTGGTGCCGCCGTACTCCCAGGACACGGTGAGCGACCCGGGCTGCACCGCCGTCCCTGCGGGCGGACTCAAAACAAGGCTCTGCGTCGCCTTCAGCGTGGTTGAGGGCTGCTGCGTTTCCTGGGTCGGGACGTTCCAGCTCAGGACGAGCGAACTACCCACGTCAGGCAAGGCCCCCAGCGTCACGACGAACGCACCGGTGTTTCTGTTGAACGTACCCGCGCCGTAGCTGGCATCCAGCCCCTTGAGTGAACCATTGCCGCCGTCGGACAGCACGTACCAGCGCCCTTGCGCCATGTAGCTGATCGCCAGCGTGCCAGGCTGCGGAATGGGGTTGACGGTGCCGACGTAGGACTGGCTGCGCGACTCCGGTGTGACCGGGATTTCCGAGCTCTGCGGCGCACGAAGAATCTGTGCGGCGGGCGTGTAGGTGACCGCCTTCGCGTTGGACATCGTCCCGGAATTCAGGGTCAGGATGCCGTTGGCGTAGTCGATGGTGCCAACCGTCCCGCTGGCGGTCTTGAGCAAGCCCGCGTCATCGAAGATCGTGATGCCATCGGTCTGGATGGCCAGTGACCCGGGCAGGCATCCACCGGGCAGGTTGAACTTGATGCTGGTGGTCCAGGCGTGGCTGGCGGTGTAGCTCACCGCGACAGCCCCAGGCACTGGCAATCCAGCGGCCGCGTAGGGAGGGACGAAGGAGATCGGCGTCTCGGTCTGCGCGCTCGGCACCAGCTGCGTGTAGATCGAGGCGCCCCGGATCGTGAAGTCGCCGACCGCAGCGGCTTGGGTCAGTGGCACCACACCGACGTAGGTTCCGGCGTCGGCCACGACCGTGTCACGCACCTTGGTACCGTTGGTGGCGCGCGTGAACGTTCGGGTCGCGGGCGAGCCGGTGAAGTCGTACCTCAAGGCATCGCTGATGTCGACCGTGACGACGTTGGCCTTGTAGTCCTGGTCGCCGTTGTAGGTGAAGGTGCGCTCCACCACAGAAATCGAGGTGGCCCGGATGTACTGCTCCTTTTGCGTGCCCAAACCCTCGTTCTCGATCAAGACCAAGGTCTGCCCGACGTTGGGGATGGTGTCGGTGACGCGCTGGAAAAGCTGAATCACGCGCTGGCCCGCGATGTGGTTCTCGAACAGGTAGCCCGCCCACTCGGGGCCCTTGTTGAGGTAGGCCTCGATGCGCACTTGCGCCTGCTCGCGAGTGTCGAAAGTCTTCTCGGTGCTGAACAGCGTGACGCTGACGCGGGCATCCTGCGGCGGCTCGGCCACGATCACGTTGGCACCGAAGTAGGTGTCGGTGTCGTCAGTCTGCACCGAGACGAAGGACTTGCGCAGATTGACCCTTCCCCCGGCGCGATCCAGCTCGGAGATGTCGGGGAAGATGGCGTTCGAGACACCATCGGCAATGGTGATGCCTGTGGGTGCGCCACCGCCCTCGGGAACGTCCGCCATCACGGCGGACTTCAGCAGTTTCACGTCGCCGGACTGGATCGGCATTTCAGATCTCCAGGAATCGCAGGGTCAGGCGATAGAAGTCGGTGTCAGCGCGGGCCGGAATGCCCAGAACCGGCTCGGACTCGATGGGCGTTTCTGTATGGCGGAAGGCCACGGTGAACGCGCGGCCATCGTTGAGGCTCAAGACGAAGCGGCCTGCGTTGTTGCCGACGGGAATTGCGGACCACGCGCGCAACTGCTCGACCGTGGCACGCGTCACCCAGGCCATATCGGGCGCGCCCACCAGCGTGATGGGGCGACCGGCCTGCCGCGTGGCGGACTGGATCAGCAAGGCTCCGGTGATGAGGTAGGACGTGGCCGCCACAGCGGGCGACCACGCGTGCTCATCGCTCCACAGCAAATCGTCGGGCAGCAGCAAGGCCACCTCATTGGAGAGGTTCTTCAGTTGCATCGGAATGGACTCACACCGCCCGGGTACGAGCAGCGTCAAGAAGTTGCAGAAGGCGCGACTCGTCGCGCGCATCGATGGAGGCGCTGACCTTGCGGTCTCCCGAGGAAAGCTCCACACGCACCGTGCGGCTGGGCCCGGCGTCTGTCGCCAGCACAGGTCGGGTCAGCCGCGTGGCGTTGGGCTGAACCAAGCCGCCTGTGGCGAAACCCTGAACGCCCGCGAGCGCGCGACCGGCCAAGGCCTGCGCCGGGGCGGACAGGTTGTTGATCGCTTCGAAGAAACCAGCGCCATAGCGAGACACCGCATCCTTGTTCACAACGTACTCGCCTGGCGTGAGCATCGCCGGGACGGTGTCGGACTTGGCCATGCCACCGCGTCGGTAGAACTCGCCCTGGTTCTGCTCCATGTAGTCGATCAGATCCCGCTCCAGGTCTTTGCCATAGACCAGCGGCTGCGCCATCGCCTGCCGCCAGTTCTGCTTGATCCGATCCAGGGTCTGGCGCTCATTGCCGGTCAGTACCTTGCGGTCGACGAAGCCCTCCAGCGCGCGTCGGTCCTCTCGCGCCAGCTTGCCCCAGTACTCCATCGTCTTGCGTCGCATGTCCAGGCTGACCGAGGCACCGTAGTTCCACTGCAGCCAGCTGGTGTACTGGTCCAGCCCCTGCAGGCCGAGCTCGATCATCTTTTGAGCCTCGGCAGCCTCGCGGTTCTTCTTCGGGGTACTGAACTGCTCGCCGCCAGCCGGAGATCGACCGTCACCGAACGCTCGAACCGAACCGCCGATGGCGAATCGGGCGACACCATTGGCCAGTCTCGACAACGCGCCGCCGCCGTACTTCTGCACCGCAGCCTTGCGAATCACGAAGGCGCCCGCATCCAAGGTGCGCGGCACCGTGTCGTGATGGCCGGAGCCGGGAACCGAGCCGCCACTCATCCGGGGAAAGGCCGGAGCCACCGCACCACCGTCGGCATATCGGCGCACGCCACCACCGACCAGACCACCGGTGGCATTCGTTTCCACCTTCCTCACGTAGATCGTGTGCGTGCTCGAGGTGTTGGCCCCGTTCAGGCTCATGACCTCGGCGCGGGCCGCATCGGCGTTGGTGCTGACCTGGTGCCGGGATTCGGTCTGGATGCGATCCAGTGCCTTGATCTGACCCTCGACGTTGGTGATCGCGGCCTGCGCCTTCTCGGTCGCCACCTTCAGTTCGAACTGTGAGTTCTGGTCGGCGTAGGTCTTGAGCTTGGCCAGCGCCTCTTTGGCTTTGGACACGTCGGCGTCCACCGGCAGCGTCTTGCCTTCCTTGAGCAGTTGCTCGTACTGCTGCAGCTTCTTCTCGGCCTCCTGCAAGTCAGCCTGAATCTTGAGCAGGTACTCCTTCTCGGCCAGCAACTTGTCCAGATCAGTGATGGCCTTGTCGAAGCGCGTCGTGTTGGCGTCCAGCGTGACCTTCAGGCCGTCTTTCAGCTTGGCCGTGATCTGGTCGATCTGGGTTTCGGTCTGCGTGAGGGTCTGCTGAATCTGCTCGCGCGCAGTCAGCGCAGCCTGTGCAGCCGTCTGGTGCGCCTTGGCTTCGGCATCCAGGGTCTTGTTGAGAATCTCCTCGGACTCGCGGATGCGCTGGATGGCTTGATTGACACCATCCTTGCCCTGTGCGATCTGTGCGTCGGCATCCTTGGTCTTCTGGGCCAGTTCGGCGCGCAACGCGTCTGCTTGGCGCATCAGGGCTTCGGCTTGCGCGTATTCCTGCTTGCGATAGGCATCGCGTGACTGCGATTCGAGCTGGGTGACCTGCGAAACCGCCTGCTCGGACTGCTTGCGGGCGTCTTCGCCGCGCTTGGCTTCGCTGGTTTGCGAGCTGGCCACCTGCGAGGCCAAGTCCATCGCCTTCTGGGCCAGTTGTCGGGCCTGCTCGAACTCGCCGTTGGCAAGCGCCTCGCGGGCCTTCTCCTGGTACTCGGCGATCTGGCGCTTGCGGTCTTCCGTGGCCTCGAAGTCGGTCATGCCCTGGCGACGGATGTCGCGGACACGCTCCTCCGTCGTCATCGAGAGCTGGCGTTTCTCCTCCTCGATGCGTTTGATCTCGGCCAGATGCCGGTTGGCCTCGGTGTTGAGCGCGTCGATGTGCTGTCGGTACTCGGCCAGCGCCTGGGTCATCGTCTGGCGCTTGGTCGCCAGGATTTCGTTCTCGACCCGCTGGACGTTGGCCGCGCGCTCGGCTTCGGTCTGACCGTCACGGCGTGCCGCTTCGATCTTGGCCCGCGACTCGTCGTCGATCAGTTTCAACGCGTCGATAGTCGCCTGCCGCCGCAGCGTGGTCTGCTGGGTCAGCGCATCGGTCAGCAAGGCTGTCGACTTGGTGATCAGCGCGGCTTCGGACTGCTTCGAGACTTCCAGCGCGGATTGCTCCTGCTGGTAGCGTGCCTTCACCGCCTCTATCTGGCGCTGCAGGTTGGCTTCGACGATGGACGTCAGGCCCTTGTAGGCCTCGGCCATCTTGGCAGTGGCGTCGTTGACCGTCTGATTGGCCTTGCCGACGGCCTGCTCGACCTCACCGAGGCGAGACTTCAGCTTCTCCAGGGCACCGTGGACGGCCTCGATGCCACGCCCGACCGCTTCCTGCGTACCCTGGCGCACGGCTTCGAGCCGCTTCGCGATCTCCTCGGCGGCGGTGGCGGCGGTGTTCATCGCGCCCTTGGCGGCGTCCGCGCCCTTGGTTGCGTCGGCGTACATCTGCGCGAAGATCTGGTTCATCTCCGCGAGGCGGGCCTCATGGCGCTTGGTGGCCTGCTCGATGGTGTCCGACGTGAAAACCGCCTTGAATACCTCCCAGCGGTACTGCAATTGCTCGATGCCTTTCATCAGCATCTCGACCATGAAGATGCCCGCCTTGCGGACGATCTCGAACTTCTCCGACAGCCACGTCCCGATCTCCCAGCCGACCAGGAAGGCACCCAGCACGGCGAACGCCGTCTTGAGCACGCCGACGCTGGCCACGGCCGCCGACACCGACAGGTTGGCCGTCGTCCAGGCTGCAGCGGTGGCACTGGCGGCCGTGACTGCCGCCGCACCGGCGGTCTGCCACGCGGTGATGAGCGCCGGGATCAGGCGGTAGATCAGCACCGCAAGCCCGACTTCGGCGATGCGCTTCAACCACTGCATCAACGTGTCGAGGTTGTTGGCGAGAAAGGTCAGCGCCTCAGCCAGCTTCTTGGTCAGACCCGTCGATTCATCGACCCGGTTGATCCACTGCCCGAAGGCATTGCGCAGGCGCTCGAAGGCCTGGCTCACCGTCTGCGGCAGTTGGGAGTACTCGCTGGCCAGCTTGTCCTTCTGGCTCATCAGCGCGTTGACCACCACGTCGGCGGTCAAGCGCCCTTCTTCGGCCAGCTTGCGCAATCGCCCGATGGGCACGTTCAGACCATCGGCCAGGGCCTGCGCCAGACGGGGGCTGTTTTCGACGACGGAGTTGAATTCCTCGCCGCGCAGCACGCCGGAGGCGAGCGCCTGCCCGAACTGCAGCAGGGAGGACTGCGCTTCGGTGGCCGATGCACCCGACAGGCGCAGAGCCTGCGAGATGCTCTCGGTGATCGTCAGCGCGTCCTTCTGCTCGCCACCCAGCATCCGCACGGCCTGCTGGAGCTTGCCGTACAGGGTGGCCGTTTCCTGAATCGGCACGCCGATGCGCTGGGCGATATCGAACAGGGCCGCTTGGGCGGTGGTGAACTCACGCTGACCCGCCGTCGCCAGCTTCAGACGCGCGGACATCATGTTCCAGGCGTCGGCGATCTGGACGATCTCCAGCACCTTGCCAGCAGCCCAGTTGATCGACAAGAAGGCCAGGAGCTGCGTTTTGGCCGTCGCCACCTGATCACCGAACGCCGACATCCCGGCCTTGACCTCGGCCATTCCGGCGGCGGCCTTCGCCCCGGCGGTCTTGGCGGTGGTCGACAGCTCGCCGAGACTGCGTTCGGCGGACGTGATGGCGCGTTTGAGTCCGTCGTCAGCCCCTTCGAGCGCGACGAGGATGGAAATTCGTTTGGCCATGAGTCAGTCCACCGTGCTGATCTGGCGCTCGACCTCGGCCGCCAGACGCGGGATGCGACCCGCAACCAGACGCTCGATATCGATGCGCTTCTTGAGCGTGACCTTGGGCACCAGGACGGCGATGGGCACGTCTGCACCGCGCTTGATGCGCTTGATGCCCTCAGCCTTGCGGTAACGGCGCTTGAAGCCCGCCAGTGGCCGGTCGTGCTCCTTGATGTTCTCGGCCATCAGGACGATGTTCCCTTTTGCGTTCTTGATGAAATAGGCATTGCCGCCGCGCATCAGCTCGGCCACCTGCGCCTTGAATCGCTTGCGACCCACCCGGCCGTTCAGTGGAATCAGCATCCGGCCAGCGATCTGCCCACCGGTCTCGTGCATCCCCGACCACGGAATGCGCGAACCCACGTAAAGCGCAGGCAACCGGTTCGGGTCTTTGGCCAGCACCTTGGCGGTGAAGCCCTTGAGGAAGGACTTCTTGACCACCGCCATCTGACTGGCGACGTGGCTGCGCACGTCCTGCTTGAGTTCGACCGCCTCACTGGCGATGGCGCGTGCGACCGCCTTCTTGACCTTGTCGCGGAACTCGCCGCCCCAGCGGCGCAGTTGCGCCTGGGCGGCGGCGCTATCGATCTGGACGGAAATGCGCACAGCGGTCAGTCACGAAGGTTGGCCTTGTCGGTGAGGCGGTCGAGGGTCTGATCGAGGTGGCGGGCATCGCCGCGCGTGCCAATGGCAATCACCGAAAGCAGCCGTGCATCTCGGGCCGCATCGGTGCGCGCGGTCGCTGCGACGAAACCGCGCACCTGCGCCAAGGTGTAGTCGAGGATGTCGGGCAGGCGGTGGCCGTGCTCGATCAGGTGCTGAACGGCGTCGAACCACCCGCCACCGCCCTTGCCGACTTCACCCCGGGCGGCAGCTTCACTTGGGTGAACAGACCGTCGAGTTTCGGGATCACCGTCCGGGTAAAAAAATCCGCGTTCACCTCGATCACTTTGGCCGCCAGCAGGATCGCTTCGTCGGCGGCCAGCTCATCGACCCACGCGCGAGGCTTGCCGACGGCGATGGCGATGGCCGACAGCAGGTCGTCGCCGCGTTCACCAAACAGCGCCAGCCAATCGATGTCCGTGGTGGTGAGTTGCTGCATCACCGGCGAGATCGCCCGCAAGAAGCCGGGCATTTGCCCGACCTTCAGCGGCTTGATGGCCAACGGCTCACCGTCGATGACCAGTTCGATGCTTTGCGGAATAAGGGTTTCCAGATCACTCATGGCGCACCCCGATCAAAGCTGCACGATGCGGCCGAACTGGCCCAGCACCGCGTCGAAGGGCTTGGTGGTGTCGGCCAGCAGCGAGCCTTCCAGCTCGAACTTGTTGTATTCGTCCGAGATGAAGGAGATTTCCTTCAAGGGGTCGAAAGCTACGCGGTAGAGCTCGACCAGCACCTTGGCATTGCCCTGCGCCGTGTTGATACCTTCGAGCCGCAAAAAGCGCTCGGGCAGCGCCTGCGTGAAGATACCGATCTCGGTGGCCACACCGTAGGCATAGCTGGCCTTGAAAGGCGCGGTGAAGCCAGTGGTATCCAGAAACTGGATAGCACCGAAGTCGGTGTCGGCCGTGTAGTTCGTGCCCAAGACCAGGGTTGCGGGCGTGCCCGCCGAATCCACCACCACCAGGGTCGACACCTTGGGGTGGGCGAGGAAGTAGCGGTCACCAGCTGTCGGCGTGGCACCGCCCACAGGTTCGGCCGTGACGGTGCCCGGCGTGCCGACGACGTGGTTGCCGTAGAGGGCCAGCGCCAGGTTCTCCTTGGTGAATTCCTCGATGGTGAGGTTCACGGTGGCGGACTTCTGCTTGACCATCCGGTGATCCAAGGATCGCTGGCCGGTCTGGCTCTCGTAGTGCTCCAGCACGTCGGTCTTGAGGGAGAGTTTCAGCTCGGCGACGTTGCCGGGCGAGCGAACTTCGATGGGGTGGCCGTCGATGTCGCGCTTGCCGAGGAAGACGCGGCCTTGAAAACTGGCATAGGTGCTCATTGCTTGGGTTCCTTGCGTTGGAGAGGTTTGGGTTCGAGTTCAGAAACGGGGACGATTGGCTCCGGGGTGGCGATACCGTGCGCGATCAGCCAGTCGGCGGAAGTCGCATCGATCTCGACCCGGTCACCGACGCCATACGCCTTGCCTGCGTGGGTGTGCGGGCGCGTCAAAACGAGGTGGGTCATAGGTGTCATCCAAGGGTTGAAAGGTCATTGGCCAGCGTCCGGTACGTGATGCGATAGCGCGCAGGGAGCGCCACGGCCACTGCATCGGCGTCCTCGACTTCCCACTCGCATTCCTGCTCCCGGATGCCGAGCGCCAAGCCACCGAGATTCCCGTCCGCCATCAAGGCGGCGTGGACGGCGGTAAGCAGGCGGTCGGCATCGGCTTCTGGAGATGCCGGTGGAACGGCCCGGGCCAGTGCGACGACGCGAAGAGTGAGTTCGCGCGTGACGCGGTCGTTGGCGCGTTCGGTGATGGACTCCGACTCAGGAAACACCGCCAACGCCGGGCATTGCTCGCGACTGATGGCCACCGTGGGGGAACGGTGCAGCGTGGCCCCAAGCCCTTCGGCTGCAGGCCGGGCAGCCGCCATCACCGCCAGCAGAATCCGCTCGCGGATCGAGTTCATCGGTGCTTCCTACAGACGAGTGAGATCGGCGCGACGCTCGGTCCCGTCGCCGATGGCGCGCACATCACGCACCTGGTAGGTCTGGCCTGCGATGGCAAGGGTGTCCCCGGCATCCAGGTCGGGGAGCTGCGACAGCGGGTAGGTGATCGTGTAGGCCGCCGAACGAACCAACCCGTCGAGCAGGTTTTCGTCAAGGCACAGGAATCCAACCGAAACCGTTCGACCAGCCACCTCGGCACTCACCAGCAGGCCCGCACGCGCCGCCGCCTCATACAGGAGCTCGACGAAGGCCATCGATCAGCTCACAGTCAGCTTGACCAGCACCCCCGGGCGGTGACACATCGGCAGCGGGTTGGACTGCGTATGCAGGTCGGTACCGCGATCGAACTTGCGCGGCTCCTGCTTGGCATAGAGCGCCTGGCCCAGCGTGTTGGCTGTCTCGTTGAAGTCGGCCGGCGCGAAATAGGTGCCGAAGGTGTCCACCGTGCCGAGGGGAAAGGCGTGGGCTTCGCCAGCCGCGATGAAGCGACGCGACGTGCCATTGGCGTCCGTTGCCTGACCACGATATTCCTCGAAGGTGACGCCGCCGAAGGTGAAGCCTGCGCGCATGTCGTTGATCAGTACCGCGCCTTGCTGCCAGTATGCAAACGACTCCTTGACCTTGGGGTGATCAGTCAGCGCGTCGTAGAACTCCGGCGAGCACAGGCAGTGGATGCCGGTCATGAACTCGCCCTTGAGGTTGTCCTCCAGGTGGCGCAAAACGTCGGCGCACTTCTTCTTGACGTTCGCGCTGGCATTGGCCAGATCGAAGCTCACCGCAGCCGGGGTGATGTCGAACTCGTCGTAGAGGTCGTAGATCACCGAGCCATCGGCGTCGAGGATCACGCCCTTCAAAGCGCCCATGCGAAGGTGCTCCAGCGTGATGGCGTGCTTGTTGCGCATGGTCTCCAGGTGACGTGCCATGACGCCCGCGACCGACTCCATCTCGGTTTCAGAGCCGAACGACCGAATGCCCTGGACTTCCTCGGGCAACACCACATCGTCATGCGGGATGTGCGGGATCACGAAGGAGCGCACCTTGCGCTTGCCACGGGTGCCGACGGTGCCCGGGGCACCGGGCGGCATCGTGGGCAGCAGATTGAGCACGCCGTTCTGCTCTTCGACGATCACCTGGCGGGTGCGCACCGGTTTGATCGGAAAGAGGTTCAGCGCCTCCATGCGACCGTAGCGATTGGGAATGATGTTGATGGCGGACGTCAGCGCCGCCATCGCGAAGGCCGGGGTGTTGAACGGATTGTTCATGGACAAGTTCCTTTGGTAGATCGATCAGGCGGATTGGCGGATGAGGATGCCGCGCGCTTCGAGTGCTGCAGTGGCAGCAGTCTTCTGCTCGGCGGTGATGCCGGTCGGCCAGACGACGGCATGCCTTGCGACGACGGCGTGACGCGCGAGCAGGACAGCGTCGTCGCGTTCGATCAGCGAGGCATTGCATGCGCCCAGCAAAATGCCTGCGGGGTGCTCGGTGCCATCGGCTGCGGCGGGATCGAAGCGCTTGACCTTGGCGGTCGCCACGACGCGGCCCACCACAGCGCCGAGCTCCAAGTTCTGACCTGATGCCACCGTGACCTGGTCACGCGAGTAGTTGAGGCAATCCTCTTCGTACTTGAGGAGGTCGCCGAGATTGAGGGGTTCGTTCAGAGCAGGCATGGGTCAGTCCTTTCCAGTGAGTTTCTTGACGGCTTTGATGAGGGGGTTCTGATCGGCCGATGCCGCCTTGGCAGCTGCGTCCGGGTGGATCACCGAAGAGATTTCCGGGCTGTCGGCACGGGATGCCAACAGTGACCGACGCACCTGTCCTTCACTGGCGCCTTCGGCGAGGAAGGCCGCTGTGCGCTGCGGCTGGCCCGCCAGTTGGCAAAGCTCGGCGATCGCGACCGCATCAGCGCGGGCCGCCTTGGTTGCCGCGTTCACCGCGTCCTCCAACCCGACGTCGGAGTCCTTTTCAGACTCCGGTGCGGCTGGCGGCGCATCAGGTGCAACCGACGGATTCGGGTTTGCGGGATCGGTGCCGGTGTCAGGGTCTTCTGCGTTCATGTGAACTTCCTTTCTGGGGGGCTTGGGTGGTGAATTTGCGGAAGCGGACAGGCTGTGGGTCGCCGCGTTCCGCACACGACGAGCCGAGAGAAACGTGGTGAAGTCGTTCACGGCAGCATCAAAGCCACCGAGGACATCTGCCAGGCCTGCCGCTACTGCGTCGGGGCCGAAATAGAGGCCGGCCTGGGTCGACCGCACAAAGCGCGGCTCCAGTCCCCGCATCGCGGCGACGTGGTCAATGAAGATCCCGTAGAGACGGTCCACCTCGCTTTGCAGACGCGCGGACGCTTCCTTGTCGAGGGGCTGGTGTGGCGAAAAGTCGTTCTTCTGGTCACCGGCGGTGATCGCCGTGTAGCGGTAGCCCGCCTGAGCATCCCGCGCAGACTGGTCGACGTGCATGGCGATGACACCGATCGAACCGACGCCGCCGGTCTGCGTGACGTAGACGCGAGATGCGGCACACGCGATGGCATAGGCCGCCGAGTACGCGGAGTCGGAGGCGATTGCCCAGACCGGTTTGACGGCATCGGCTGCGCGGACTCGCTGAGCAAGTTCGAACACGCCGCCTGCCTCACCGCCTGGTGAATCGATGTCGAGCAAGATGCCGGACACGGCAGGATCGGCAGCGGCCGCATCAAGCATGGCACCCAGCTCGGAGTACGACGCCAGTCCAGATGCCGCGTCCAGGCCGAGCGAGCGACGTACCAGTGTTCCGTAGACCGGGACCACGGCGATACCGGTGGGCGCGACCGACTGATTGCGGGTGACCGGGGTCGGTAGTGCCGACTGGGGCTCAGGCCAGTGAATGCGCTCGCCCAGCACGGACAGGATGATGTCCAGCTTCGAGCGCGCAACGAGGAGCGGCGTCCCGTACAACCGGGACGCCAAGTGATGTAGCTGCATCTCAATTCCCTTGGGGAGGCGGTTCGGTAGGAACCACCGGAGTCGGCAGTTCATGGCGCGGGTCAGAGTCGAAGACGAGCCCGAGCCCGTCAGCCCTCGCGTTGTCCGCCGCGATTTCCCGGTCGACGTCCTCGGCGTCGTATCCGTTGGCCGAGATCGCCTCTGACCGACTCATCAAACCGGAGCGAATCGCGGCCTTCATCGCATCGGCTTCCTTCAGCGGATCGACCCACTGCCAGCCCTGGGGAATCCACTTGACGGCTTGATAGGCGCGGCGCTTGGCCACCCCACCACGTGCGAAGCCGGGCAATTCCAGCGCGCCTTCGAGAACGGCTTGGGCCATCCACGCTTGCCAGATGGGACGGCACAGTTGGTGGACGATCACGCCATGCTGCAAAGACTCCACTCGACGGCGAAACTCAAGCAGTCCGGCCCGGATCGACGAGTAGTTGACCTGGGTGAGATCCCCTGTCAGTTGCTCGTAGGTCACGCCCATGGCAGCCGCCACGGCGCGGAATTGCATGCGCAGGAACTCGGAGTAGGAACCACCAACGTCAGCGGGCTGAGAGAACTTGATGTCCTCCCCGGGCTCCAGGATCTGCATGGTGCCGGGCTCAAGGCCCGCGAGCGCCACACCGTTGCTGTCGGCAAGGCCTTCACCCAGGAGGCTGTCTTCGGGCGCGAGCCGCGTCACGAAGCCAGCGAACATCGCGGCGGTCTTCTTGCGAACCAGTTCGGCATCGTCGTACTGGTCGAGTTCGTTGAGCTTGACCAGCGCCCGTGCGAGCCACGGCTCGCCCCGGATCTGCCCAGGGCGCATCGGACGAAACAGATGCATCACTTCGGATGCATCCACGCGGACCGTAGTCAGTCCACCATCGCTTGACATCGGCGCCAGCATTCCGTCTTCCGGATGCGAGCGATAGAGGTGGTAGGCCACCCGTCGACCCAAGCGGTCGAACTCGATCCCGGCACGAATGACGTTGCCGTTGTCGGCCGTGGTGTTCAGCGTGACAGGAAGGTGCTCGGCCTCCAGCACCTGAATCTGCAGCGCCACCGGCAAACCGTCTTCAGGTCGGCGGTAGCGCAGCCGCACGATGGCCTCACCTCCTTCGAGCATCGCGCGACAGGCCAGCGCCTGCAGACCGTAGAAGTCCGTCAGCCCGGCCGCGTCGGCCTCAACCGCCCATTCGCGCCACAGGCTTTGGATCGCTTCACGCTGTTCTCCGGTCTGCACCATCGACTGCGGCTTGATACCCGTTCCGATGGCGTTCGCCACATAGGATTCCAGAGCCGCATTGGCCCAGGCATTGCGGCGCACCAGATCACGACTCTTGGTCCGCAGTTCGCTCTGCGTGTGAAGCAGCGCGGCTACAGCGCCGGGGTTTCCCACCATCCAGGCCAGCGATCGTCGGCCACCGCCAACGCCGTCGTAGGTGGGACTTGCGCCGAACAACTTGCGGCGAATGTTTTGGAACAGCCGCATCAGAATCCTTTGCCCGTGGTGACCCGCACCTGCCGTGCGGGCGGCGACACAAGCCCGGTGGCAGCAGCCTGCTCGGCAAGGCCACGCTCGACAGCGCGCATCGCTTCTTTCAGTTCTTGTACCGATCGGTACTCGACCGTCTTGTCGCCGAAGCTCACGCGTTTCTCGCCTTTAGCGAGTGCAGCTTCGAGGGCCGTCAGTTGCTCAATCGTGTAAGCCATGCTCAGGAAACCTTGTGTGCGATGAGGTGGCTACTGGCCTTCACCACCGCATTCGAGGCAGCAACCTCAGAGGCGAAGCGGATCTGCAGACTGCCCGCCGCCGCCGCCGTGACCACCAGCAGGTCGGCGCAGGCCAGGCTGTTGGTGTTGGCGACGTCGATGCCGTTGGTGGCAGCACCGCTGTCCGCCGTGCGTTGGTTAGCTACCGTGTTGGCCGTCAACGATGTCGGCGTGGCCCATTGAGCGACAACAGTGGCGCCGACAGGGACCGTTTGCGTGAACCGGATGCCCGTCCCTGTCGCGGCGCACTGAAACATCACCCTGGCATTGATGGCGTAGGTGGCGTTTGCATCCAGGGCGATCGCCAACCCGGTGGCATTGGCCAAGGTCGTCGTGTTGTTGGTGACGTCAGCGGTCAGGCGTGCCACCGTCAGCCGAGCATCAGCACCAACCAGGAGCGCCAGGTCAACCCAGCCAGTGCCGTCGCACCAATAGGGCTTGTTGTCGGCAGCGAGGCGCACGATGACACCAGCCAGACCACTCGATGGCGCTGGCAAGGCCGATACGACCGGCACGACCCGGTAGGCCAGATCCTTCACCGATTACCCCATCACCACGACGCGATAGGCGTTCGCTGCAGGTGCCGCCGCGAAGTTGAGCCGGGCGCTGTTGGTGCTGGGCAGCGACACGTCGCAGTTGACCTGCTCGTAGTTGCCCGATGCCTGATAGACCTGGACGACGACATCGCGCGTGGCGAAGTTGTGATTGACGTCGAACTGCGTGCTGGTGCCGTCGCCAATGGTTGCTTGCGCGCGGCGGGTCTTGTTCGCCCACGCATTGAGCTTCAGGGGCGTGACAAACCGGGCGTCGTCTGTTCCGGTGTCAGTTTCCGCCTGCGTGGCGATCTCCGCGATGCCGGAGCTGGTCTCCGATGCGGCGCCGACGGACGATCCGAACTGAATCCAGGTGACCGTGCCCGTATCCAGCACGAAGTTGACGACAGACTGCCGCCAGCTCGTTCCGGCAGACGTGCCCTCCTCGACAGTGGTGACGGCCTGTTCCAGCTCTGCCGCAGCATTGGTATCAAGCGAGCGGGTCATGGAGACCGCCGCGCCGTTCCAGATGTAGATGCCGTTCTCCGAGCCGACCGTCTGCGCTTTGACCAGGGCGCGATCGCCCACGGTCATGGTTACGCCGTCGATCGAAGCACCTGGCGATGAAAGGTTGAGGTTGGTCTGGGACGCGACTCGGCAGGAGTCTTTCCATGCCAACCCCTCCACGGCCGAGTTGAGGTCGGCCAGGCGGGCCGGTTCGTCGGCGGTGACCGGCGACGGCAGGTTGCGTATGCGGGCGACGCCGCCAAAGTCGAGGTCGGAGAGTTGCTTGCGGGACATTCAGTGTTCCTTTCAAATCAGTCGTGCCAACCCGGCAATCGGGATGGCGAATCGGATAACGAGCTGGTTCACACTCGTGTGCATCACATCGGCCTCGATCTCGTTGCCGCCGCTGTCGACAATCGACACGGCGGGTCTCAGCCCGAGGTTGTGGTTGATGACCCAGGCGGCAGATGTAGACGTCTGGGTGTGCAGATACGCCACGCCGCTACTGCTACCTGTTGGTTCGCGAGCGGCCAACTCGTTGATGGCCGCTACGAGATCGCCCTTGGCCGAGGTGCTGAGACGATCCATCGGCCCGGTGCGCGCGTCGATCTGCTCGAATAGCTCGGCGACACGCGCCACGAAGCTGTTGATTTGTGATTGCAGGCTCATGGCGCACGGGCTCTAGCCCAACCAGCGACTGCGAATGACACGACGTGTCGGCCGGCTCGGTTTGGGTACTCCAGAAACACCGAGGCCACCTTCATCGGTGGCCTCTTTGGGTTGCTCGGTCGTGGGTGCATCCGGCGGACGCAAGCCCAGCTGACGCTCCAGCTCTCGCCAGTGGCGATCTTCAAATCGCTCCAGGCCTGCAGACGACGCGGCCGCCCGGGCGTACACGTAGCAGTCGAGCGCTTCATTGCGTTCGCGCATCTTTTGCCACTCGCGGATCGGAAATCCGTTGCGGTCGCGGCGGGTGATCAGTTGCTCGGCACAGAGCTGCTGGATGAACTCGGCATCCATCTTGGGCAGGTGCACGAACCCGGGTGGATAGACCGTGGTTACCCCGTCTTCGTTCACGTCCGCACTCTTGCGCAGGTTGTTGTAGAACTCGAGTTTGGCGATGCCCACGGCCACGGTGAAGACCTTGATGCCGCGCCGCAGCTTCCTTCCACCCAGCGTGACGTCCACGGCCGTCGGCGTACCGATGAGAGCCGCGCCGCGCGAGACTCCCTTGACTGGCATGACGCGCGGATCTCGGCATGCGCGCACAAACGCGTAGGCCTCCTGCGTTGCAAAGCCGGTGTCGAGCGCGAAGCGGGCCAGCGGCATTTCGACCCCTGAGGCGTGGGTCCAGGTCTCAGCAATCACTCCCCCGAGTTGCTTCCAGACGGAGTCGCGCACCGTATCGCCCATCAACACGCGGTGCTCCACCAGCCAGGATTCCTTGCCGCGACCGAAGGCCCAAACGGACACCTCGATTCGGTCCTTCTGTACGTCAGCACCACCGACCAGAAGCATGCCGCCATCAGGCACGGTGCCCAATGGGTAGTCCTCACGGCGCTCGATCAACCTCTGCCAATCCGGGGCTTCACCCTCCTCGACCCAGGTTTCACCGAGTTCGGTGTTTTTGAATGTCTTGATGGCAGAGGCTGATCCGGACTCCTTGCTCACGGCTCCTTCCCATGCGGCAGCGACGTCTTGCCAACCCCGCCAGCCCACCGGGCTATACAGCGACGACAGGTGGAATCCAGCCGTCTTTGCGCGGTTTTCGGGCGTCATGGCCCGCCATTCGCCATGCTCCAGCATCCATGTCTTGTGATGCTCCTCGATGGGCGAGTCGCAGGATTCGCAGATGTAGGCAGCCGTCTGTGGCTCGCCTTTCGCCCAGCGCAGTTGCTCAAAGCGCAACCACTGGCGGTGCGAGCAGTGCGGGCACGGAACGAAGTAGCGGCGTTGGTCGCTGGCTTCGTACTCACGCTCAATCGAACTCGCCCCCGAGATCGTTGGTGTCGAGACGATGAAGATCTTGCGACGCGCAAAGGTACGGGTACGTGCTTCGGCCAGCGAGATCGCGTCACCCTCACCCTCGACGTCCAGCGGGTAGCCATCCACCTCGTCGAGGAACAGATACCGCACCGGCATTGACCGCAGACCAACCGCACTGTTGGCTCCGGTCATCACCAGCACACCGCCCCGGAACTCCTTAGCCAGGATGGTGTTGCCCGAGTCACGCGAGCGCGCCGGGGCGATCAGTTCTGCCAGTGCGGCCGACTCCTCGATCAGCGGGTCGATCCGCTGCTTGGAGTTGCGCTTGGCCATTTCCACCGTCGGCCACACGGCCATCATCGGCCCCGGCGCGTGGTGGATCACGTAGCCGATCCAGTTCGAGCCCATTTCGGTGGCGCCGAGTTGCGCCGCCTTCATGAACACCACGCGCTCGATCGGCGAGGTCGGCGACAGGCAGTCCATGATGGCTTTCAGGTACGGCGTGCGGCTGGTGCGCCAGCGCCCCGGCTCGGCCGAGGCCTTGCTGGAAAGCATGCGATGGCGATCCGACCACTCGGACACGGAAAGCAGCGGATCGGGTGTCAGCCCCTCACGCCATGCGCGCTCAATCTCGGCCGCGCCTTCGTAGTCAAGATCCTGCATCAGTCCACCCGGGGGCGCAGTTCGCCCAACTCCTGCAGGTGCTCACGTACCGCTGCCTCAAGGGCGACGTGCATCGTGTGCGCATCGATATTCAGCTTGGCCGCCATCTGTGCTGAGATCCGCGCGGGCCAGTTAAGCCATGCATCACGTTCGGAGCGCGCCAACTTGAAGACGTGGGCGATGGCCTGCGGCCGGTCTACCAACTCGCCCTTCAATCGGGCCAGCCGAACCTTGTTGGTCTGTGCCTTGACGACCTCGTTGACGGTGCGCGCCTGAAGCAAGGACGTACCACCCGATGGCAGCGCGGCCGGCCCATCGCTGGTCGGCGCACTGGCTTCCGGCGTAGCGACCTTGACCGCCTTCGCTCGCGTTCCGGCCTTCGTCGTGTCGGAGTTGCGCGCCCATTCCCGATCGACACGCTCCGGCTCGATCGTGCCGTCGGCCTCTGGGGTGATCCGCCCAGAACGAATCGCCTTGTGCACAGCGGTATCGGTGACCCCACGGTGGCGGGCGTAAGCGCGAATCGAGATGCCCATTTTGTAAGCCGCCAGCCCCATCAATCATTTGTTCGCCATTCCCAAGGATTCAGCTTGGCTTCCATCTGGAACAGCGCGTTCATCCGTTCGTCATCAACCACATCGAAGGACACGGAAATGAACCAGCTCGAAAACCTCCTCACACAAATCGCCCAGCAGCACCTGCGGATCGAGACCCTGGAGACACGCAAGTCGGACGGTCTCGACTTCCACGACGTGGCGGTCTGGTGCCTGCGCGACGCCCTCGAAGCCGCCTTCAACGCGGGCGTCGAACAGGGCAGCAAGGCCACGAAGTCGGACAAGGCCAACAACTGATCAAGAACTTTCGAAGCCAAGCAGATAGCGCTTGGCTTCACTCCCGAACAGCGCGTTCATCACGTCACCCCATCAACCCCTTGCACAAGGAGAAGCAAATGACCACCACCCAACTGACCCCGGCGCAGCACGCGATCCTGGCCTACGCCCTCGAACACACTGGCGGCAAGATCGACTGGTTCCCCGACAACATCAAAGGCGGCGCACGCAAGAAGGTGCTCGACGGCCTGCTCAACCGCGCGCTGATCACCTCCGACGGCACCCGCTGGTTCGTGGCCGCCGAGGGCTACGACGCGATGGGGCGCGCCCGGCCTGCGCCTGCGCCCTTGGAGGCAGACCCCGAAATCGAGGCCACCGTCGCGGCCGCAGAGGCCACGTGGGCCAAGGAGCGCGCAGAGGCCAAGCCCCGCACCCGCGAGAACAGCAAGCAGGCCACCGTGATCCAGATGCTGCAGCGCCCCGAGGGTGCAACCGTGCAGCAGATCTGCCAGACCACCGGCTGGCAGGCGCACACGGTGCGCGGCACCTTTGCCGGAGCCTTCAAGAAGAAGCTCGGCCTGACCATCGTCTCGGACAAGGCCCAGGGCGGCGAGCGGGTCTACCGGATCGCCTGATCAGAAAGATCGAGAAAGAGGCCAAGCAGCGCTTGGCTTTTCAATCGAACAGCGCGTTACTACGGGTGTCGCAACGATCAACCCCAAGGAGCCAGAGATGAACACCAACCAGCAAATGCCCGCCACCCAGAATGAAGCCTGGGGCTTTTGGGGCACGATGAACGAACACGCCAACGCCGCGTGGCCACTGGCGATGACCGCCATCTCGGACGCCACCAACCAGCCCCTCGAATCAGTCCTGGTCTTCCTCGACAGCCGCCACGGACGACACTTCGCCGACGACGTCCTCAACCAACTGCACGCGGGCCGCGATCTGGCAGACGCCATCAACGCCGCCACCCAGCAGTGGATGCGCTGGACGATTGGCCGCCAGACCAGCAAGCAATACGGCATCCCGCGCGGTCTGCCCTACCTGACGGGCTTCGTGATTCACTGCGAGATCACCGACGAGTCGCTGGCCGCCTGATCGAACGTCACGCCATCCGCCTCGCGGGTGGCTTGCTTGCACGCCCAGTCCTGCCAGCGGCGCACGATCACGTCGACGTACTTGGGGTCGAGCTCGATCAGCCGGGCCAGCCGTCCTGACTTTTCAGCGGCGATCAGCGTCGTGCCGGAACCGCCGAACGGGTCAAGCACCAGGTTGCCGGAGCGGCTCGAATTGCGGATCGCGCGCTCGACCAGCTCCACCGGCTTCATCGTCGGGTGCAAGTCGTTCTTGTGCGGCTTCTTGATCTGCCAGACGTCGCTCTGATCACGGTCGCCGCACCAGTGGCGCGTCGCGCCGTCAGGCCACCCGTAGAGGATGGGCTCGTACTGGCGCTGGTAGTCGGAGCGGCCCAGCGTGAACGTGTTCTTGGCCCAGATGACAAAAGTTGACCACTTGCCACCGGCGGCGCGGAACGCAGACTGCAGCACATCCAGTTCGCTGGACGACATCGCCACGTAGATACCGCCCCGGCAGTGCGCGATGGTCGGCGTCAGCGCCGCCAGCAGGAAGGCGTAGAAGCCGTCGCCCAGGTTGTCGTTCAGGATCGCGCGATCCTTGCCGCGCATCTTGTCCTTGGCGCTGTTGGCGTAGTTGACGTTGTAGGGCGGGTCGGTGAAGACCATGTCGACTGTCTCGCCCTTGAGCAACTGCTGGTAACTCTCGGCCACGGTGGAGTCCCCGCACAGCAGGCGGTGACCACCTAGCAGCCAGACATCGCCCGGGCGAGAGATCGGCGTCTCCGACAACTCGGGCACCGCATCGTCATCGGTTTCGCCTTCGCCATCCGGCTCATCGCCCGCCATCAACTCGGCCAGCGCATCGGCATCGAAGCCGGTCAGCGACACGTCGAAGTCGTCGTCCTGCAAGGCTGCGATCTCGATGCGCAGCATCGCGTCGTCCCAGCCCGCGTTCTCGGCGATGCGGTTGTCCGCGATCACCAGGGCCCGGCGCTGTGTCGGGCTCAGATGATCCAGCACGACCACCGGCACCACCTCCAGACCGAGCTTGTGAGCGGCGGCAAGCCGTCCGTGCCCGGCCACGATGACGCCGTCGCTACCGGCGAGGATTGGGTTGGTAAATCCGAACTCGGCAATTGACGCGGCGATCTGAGCCACCTGATCGTCCGAGTGGGTGCGCGCGTTGCGGGCATAGGGCAGCAGCTTGGCGGTCGGCCACTGCTCAATCTTGTCGGCAAACCAAGAGGCGGTCATTGCTTGGCCTCCGTGGTGGCCAGACGTTCATTGACCACCTCGTCGAAGGACTGGCCTGTTGCCAACAGCGTGACGGGCACGCCGGGGTGATTCTGTTGGAAGCGCTTGATGGCGACATCCACGTACTCCGGCGCGATCTCCACGCTGCGGCACACACGACCGGTGCGCTGCGCGGCCAGCATCGTCGTGCCGCTGCCGCCGAAGGGTTCGAACACAAGGTCGCCTGCGTCGGAGTAGGCCTCGATCACGAACTCCGGCAGCGCCACCGGGAACACGGCCGGGTGGTCGA